GACATTGATTTGAGTAAAGCCAATAAAGCTATACCTATTATTGCTCCAATGACGGGAGCAGATCATTTATCTAAATTGTCTACGCTTTCTCAAAACAATACACTTGCTAAAGATGCCAAACTCAAATTTAGTCAGAACGAAAGAGAAATTGTTGCATCTACTTATGGCGCATTGGGTCGTGCTAACGTAACAGACCCCAAAGAATACGCTAATGCTTTGGACAATTTAGTTAAAGCATTTCCTGATAGTCCGTCAATGAAACAGTATGCTGATGCGGCTAAAAGTAATTTAATGATGGTGGGCGACAAATCAAAATTACCCGCTGTTGCTATTGGTACGGCTAATCAGTTGCTTACATTGCCACAACAACAAACGGCATTTACGCCCACAACAAGCGTTGCCACAGTTGGCGGTCAACAAGTGCCCGTCACAACAACGCCGTCTGCTACTGGGGGCGCACCTCAAGTCAGCGTTGGTCAATTTGGCGGGACAACGCCTCAAACGCAACCACCAGCTGGTGCGCCTGGTATGCCTAAAATTGTTAACGAAGACCCAACTCTTACATATACTGGACCAGCACAACCTTTACAACTCAATCCAGTTCAAGAAGGGTTATTCAAGGCTGGTCAAGAAAACTTTAACAAGTTACCCGCACTTCAACAACAAGCTCAAGAAGCCAAAGAATACGTACGGGGCGCAACAAACGCTGTTGAAGCGGCAAAAGGTAGTACGCTTGCTCAGAAATTGCAAGCTGGTGGCAAATACGTGTTTGAAAACCCTGAATTAGACCGATTGACTAAAAACTTGGCTGGTGTGCTTGTTTCTAACGCAAACACAATGGGCTTGAATCGTTCTGATGCGTCTTTTGCCGATGCTGAAAAACTTAGCGGTAGCGCAAAAATATCTAATGAAGCGCTTAAAGACATATTGCAAAGGGCGGATGCTCAAGCAAGTGCGGCTGANAAGTATGCTACTGCTGTTAAAAATTACCGTGAAAAGCGTGGNGAAATCAATGCTAGTATTCATGAAGGAAGATTTAAGTCAGCATGGTCTAATGCTTATGATTCAAAAATATTTCAGATGGATAACATTGCAAACTCTAATTTGCCTGATGCAGAAAAAACAGCACGCATACAAGATTTGACAAAAAATATGTCGCCAAGCGCATACACAAAATTTGTAAATGATGCTAAAGTAATTCATCGTCTTGAGCAAGGAAAATACCAATGACAGATGTAGCTGATGANGTAGANGTACCTGGTCTCAAGTATTTGAAGACTGTCGCACCTACTGCGTCAGCTACAACTGCTCCAGCTACTGAAGCACCCCCAATCAATCCTGATTTACAAGATCGTATTTCAAGGCTTAATGACGAATGGAAAACACGCAAAGACCTTAACCCAAAAGGTTTGGATTTGCCAATCACAAGCAAATCACGCACATACGATCAAGAAAAAAAATTATATGATGCTTGGATTGCTAGTGGTAAAAAAGGTAATTTAGTCGCATTTCCTGGTACTAGCAAACATGAAAGCGGAGATGCTTTTGATTTGTTGCCAACTGTTCCTGACGAATTGTTAAGCAAATATGATTTGCACAGACCGTTTGGCGCAAAAGACCCAGTACATGTTGAATTAAAACCTGGTACTGTCACGGCTCAAGCTGATGACATAGATGTGCATGGACTTAAATATTTAACGCCTCCTAGCACGGTTACAGCACAAAAAACAGCCAAAATAACCCCGTCAATTACTTTGCCAACAACGCAAGAATTGAAAAAAACAGCTGGTGAAACCATATACAACCCTGAATGGTGGGCTAAAGACATTGCGGCAAAAGCTGACGTTGCTTATGGTGGTCTGTTGGGCGCTGGACAATTTGTTGCTACACCGTTTGCTAAAGCAACAGATTATTTGACAAATTCCACGGCTGGTACAGACGTATTGAACCGTGTAGCTGATTTTGCTAGTCATCCTATTGGTAAAGCGATGGGCATTACCAATGACCCTGTATATCAAAAAGAAGTTGCGACAAAAATATTGGGTACGATTGCTCAATATGCTGACAAACCAATTTCATACATTNCCGAACAAACAGGATTGCCTAAAGATGAAGTGTCTTGGTACGCACAAGCGGCTGGTATCAAATTAGCACCAGTAGTTGGTAAAGCTGTCGCTGAAGGCGCTGGTAAAGTAAAAACTGCGGCTATTGAAGGCGCTGAAACTGTTGGCAAAGCAAAAGAACAAGTACAACAGCAGTTTCAAACGCTGAAAGAAGCGATGAAGCCTGAAGCAAACCCAAATTTGCGTAGCATTGGTGCGGCTGAAGCTGATAAGGTTTCTGTGCGTAAAGCTAATGCTCAAGATTTGTGGGAGCCAATGGACTTAGAAAGAAGTCAGTTGACAAGAGATTTTGGCGATGTAAATTGGGCAAGGGAACACGCAAAAGACCCTGTTGCTGGGAAATTGTTTCGTGATTTGTACGCAGATCAAAACGCTAAAGTTGCCACTAATTTCCAAAAAGCGATTAACAACACGGGCGCTGAATTAACAGGAATTGAACGTGCTGAACTCGGTGAAAAAATAAATAACGTTGTTGATACATACAAAAAAGATCGTTATCAAAAAGTTAGTGATGCGTATGATGCGGCAGATGAAGCTGGTGAAACACTTGAACAAGTTTCATATCAACCTTTGATTGACTACGTTAACAACAAACGACCAACAGTAAAGAAAAATAATCCAATTCTCAGTACGATTGAAGAAGAATTAGCTCACAATGATCCAAATGGTGCTGGAACAATCAATTTGCGTCAGATGGAGGACATTCGCAAACTAATTGCTGAAGAAACAGAGCAAGGCACATCTAATGGTCACCACGGCAATCAATTGCGTAAAACTATAGATCAGTTGACAGCGAACAAGGGCGGTGATTTATACAAAACAGCACGTAAACTCAACACAGATTACATGACTGAATTTGAAGACACGCCTACCGTTAAAAACATTACAGCACTTAAAAAAGGCACGGTTGACAGGGTTGTTCCATTAGAGCAGTTACCTGAAAAATTGTTACTCAGCGCTACAAAAAATCAAGTACAACAAGTATTTAACACTTTAGCTAAAGCTGGACCAGAAGGTCAGCAAATGATAAGTGAACTTAAAGGCGTTTTAGGTGAACATTTGCGTGACCAAACGTTCCAAGGCGTTAACAGAGACGTACATGGAAATTACGTTCCATCTGCGTCTAAACTTAATGCCGCAATTGAAAAGTTAGACAAAAGCGGAAAGCTGGATTTGGTGTTTGGCAAAAAAGACGCTGAACGTTTTAGAACGCTAAATGAAGTTGTACAGGATATTCGTACAGTACCTGAAGGTTCAGTCAATTATTCTGGTACTGCGGCTAATCTTAAAACATTGTTGGCTGATATAGCGGGTTCATATGCTTTAACAGGCGTACCAGCTCCTTTAATTATGGGCGCTAAATATACAGCGAATCAAGTCAAAACCCTTAGAGATGTTAATAGGGTCAAAGACTTTATTGATTTTGGAAAAACAAAATAATGGAATGGCAACAACTTATCAACGTTGCGGCATCCGCAATTCTTATGGCGCTTGGCTGGTGGTGTCGTCAGATTTGGGATTCAGTACAGGCTCTCAAAAAAGACGTTCAAAAAATTGAAGTTGATTTGCCAACACATTACGTTAGAAAAGTTGACATTGAACAAAGATTTGACCGTTTGGAAAACATCTTAGACAAAATATTTGACAAACTAGACAACAAAGCTGACAAATGAGGTGTTTGAATTGACCCGTTTACGCTTATTGCCGCCGCAAGCACGGCTCTCAAACTCGTTAAACAGGGTTGCGAAATGTTCCGTGAGGGTCAAGCGTATGTCAAGGACGTTGTCAAGACGGCTAAAGAAGTACAAGCAATCGGTAATGAAGTTTTGGGGTTTTGGGGCGAACTAAAAGCTATTTTCGGTTTTAAACCAAAAATAAACGAGAAAATTGCAGAAAAACCGCAAAAAACAGATTTAAAACAGTCTAAACGCAAACAAGAATTTGATGCTAATGCTGTTTATTCACAAATTGGAAANAACATAACGGATTTTTTTAANGCATACAACGCATTNAAAGATCATATTGCAGAGGAGGAGGAAAAGTCCAAAACTGTGTATGACCCAACAGGAGATCAAACTGAAAAAGCTGTTCAACGTGTGTTAGCGCTAAGTCAAATGGAAACGATGCAAGTAGAACTAAGGGAATATATGGTGTATCACGTTCCACCAGAACTCAAAGATTTGTACACTCGCATCAATCAGATGATTGGTACTATTCAAAACGAACAGGCGTTGGCTAGACAAGCTCAATTCAAAAAACGGAGACAAATTGAAGCTGAACAACGAGAGTTTGCTGACAAAATTTGGTTTAGGACAGCATCAACCATTGCGGTAATTTTTGTTTCAATTTACATTATGAGCTTTATGTGGGCACTAAAACAAATGACTGGGGATATGTAATTGTTATTATTTGTTTAGCATTTTTGTTTGTGTTGATATTGCCTGTAATCGGTTTTATGTACATGGACATTAGACAAGAACGAATAATGATTGCGTATGATTTGAAAAGAATTGAAAAACTAAAAAAAGAGCTAGAAAAGCAAAAGGAAACAACAAAGGAGTAATTATGGATTGGTTAAAAACAATAGCACCTACCATAGCGACAGCGCTGGGTGGTCCATTCGGCGGATTGGCTTATGAGGCTGTCTCTAAAGTGCTTGGAGTGTCTCAAGATGACGCTAAAAAGATGCTAGATGACGGCAAATTGACTGCTGACCAAATAGCATCAGTCCAGCAAGCTGAAATTGCTTTGAAGGCAAAAGCACAAGAATTGGGTTTAGATTTCGAGCAACTTGCGGTGACAGATCGAAAGTCAGCCAGGGACATGCAACAAAATACGCACTCATTTATTCCACCCGCACTCGCTATTATGGTCACGTTCGGGTTTTTTGGTATCTTGGTCGGATTGATGATGGAAACATTCAAGACATCGGACGCATTACTACTCATGTTAGGTAGTTTAGGCACAGCTTGGACTGCTATCATGTCATTTTATTTTGGTTCGTCAGCTGGTAGTCAAGCCAAAGATGCCATGTTACATAAATCAACCCCAACGGAGGAAAAATGATAAATTCCAGATCATTAGATGAACTTTTGCCTGAAGTCAAAAAACGTGTTGAAACATTTATACAATTATGTAAAGACAATAACATTGATTTATTGGTTACATCTACATACCGTGATAACGAAAGTCAGGAGAGCTTGTATGCCCAAGGACGAACAGAACCAGGACGAATTGTTACAAATGCTAAAAGCGGTGAGTCTTTCCATAATTATCGCTGTGCTGTTGACGTTGTGCCTCTCATTTCTGGGAAGCCTGATTGGGATGGAACTCATCCAATATGGCAAACAGTAGGACAGCTGGGAAAACAAGCTGGATTAGATTGGGCTGGTGAATGGCATTCTTTTAAAGAATTGGCTCACTTTCAATACGCGGGCGGTTTAACTATCGCTGAACTCAAATCAGGTCAAACAATAGCATAAAAAAATATCATGGCAACAAATTACAAAATCAGCGGCAAAGAATACAAATCACCAAAATCACACTATGTTGTTTTGCGTGAACACGAAAAAGCGAATGAAAACGAAATTCACAGACTTGCGGACAAATTAAAAAAGCACGAAAATTTACCCGCAGATAAAGCACACCCAAATTCGCAATCTAGTGCACCTCTGCCCAACATGCGTTAATTTTCAGACCAACCCCCAGCCCAGCAAATAAAAATTGCACCCGCAATGATCGAGAGCATTCCCAACAGAAAACCGATCAATAAAAATAGAATGGTATCAATCATTTTGGGTGTCCTTTTTTTTAGGCATAGATTCTCCTAGGGTGGATAGTACCAACCAGCTCCATCTACCAGTATTAGTAGACTAAGTGCGCATAACGGATTTATTCATCTTATACACGATACCTAGTTTTCCACCTAAGTTATATCGTGCTTTACCAGTACCTAAATCAAGTCTGGTCACAAAATCAGGGGTGTANCTGATTAGCGGTGTTTTCTCCCAAGCTGTCCATTCAGACACTCTGCTCCGTGTGGGGTACGGATGCGTCACAAAATAAAAAAGCCACTTAAAAAAGTACCTTGGTCGAACCCCCCAGGAACTCCCAGGAGCAAGATACTTATCTAAGTGGCTA